GTCAACTTTGCGCACTCCCTCGGCATTGGGGCGAATAACCCTATGACGTCCTCTACTTACGGCTTCAATCCGATCACCAAGCAAAGAGTCCTCCTAGAGTGGATTCATAGGGGATCTTGGCTTGGAGGCGTAGCGGTAGATGTAGTTGCTGACGACATGACGAAGGCGGGGGTAGAGATTATAAGCGACCTTGACCCAATGAACATCAGCCGGATTGAGGAGAAGGTGATAGATTTAGGTTTATGGGGTGCGATCAATGAAGCGATTAAGTGGTCTCGTCTTTACGGGGGATCACTAGCCGTCCTATTGATCGATGGTCAAAACCTCGCCACACCATTACGATTGAATACCATAAAGAAGGGACAGTTCAAAGGGTTATGCCCTTTGGATCGTTGGATGGTAGAACCAAGTCTTAATGATCTGGTAACCGAGTACGGCCCGCATCTAGGTTTGCCTAAATTCTACCAAGTAACCGCTCAATCCCAAGCGCTCCAAGGGAAGAAGATTCACTACTCGCGTTGCATCCGGTTAGAGGGTATCCGCCTGCCCTACTGGCAAAGGATTAACGAGAATCTATGGGGATTGTCGATCCTAGAACGCTTGTATGATCGGATGATTGCCTTCGATAGTGCGACCACCGGAGCGGCACAGCTAGTGTATAAGTCTTACATACGGACGTATAAGATTAAGGAGATGAGGGAGATCATCGCGGCCGGAGGGGACGCCATGAGAGGCCTAGTCAAGTACATTGACATGATCCGCCAATTCCAAGGGATCGAAGGGATGACGCTCCTTGACGCGGATGATGAGTTCGCTTCAAGCACACATGGCGCTTTCGCTGGGATATCGGACGCCCTACAACAGTTCGGACAACAAATATCGGGTGCATTGCAGATCCCCCTAGTGCGTCTGTTCGGACAATCACCTGCGGGCTTTGCGTCAGGGGAGACGGACTTACGATCCTACTATGACACGATCAAACAGATCCAGGAAAAGGAGTTAAAACCTGGTATCCTGACCACTTACCGAGCGCTCGCAGCGTCCGAAGGTGTTGACTTTCCAGAAGGAACTAAGGTAGAATTCAAACCACTATGGCAGCTTACCGAAGAACAGAAGGCAAACATAGTAGATAAAGTAACAAGGGCATTAGGCCAGATGTCGAACTTCGCGGTCTTAGATAAGGAGACTTGCCTTAAAGAGTTACGTCAGTTATCCTATACTACAGGCATATACTCAAATATCACGGAAGAGAAGATTAAGAAAGCGAAAGAAGAAGATGATATGATGAAGAATGTCGATATATTTGATCCACTATCCAATCCGAGGTCAATCAATGAAGAAAAGCATGTTGATCCTTCCTTTAATGTCTAGTCTTGCGCTCGCAGATGCGAACTATCCCGTCACTAATCCGACGTACATTCCTACTGCTGTGTCCCCTCTTACCGCCATGCCTATTGGTTCTGCAACCTACGCCATGCGTACTAACGGCTTGGGTGTAGCCTCTATTCGTCTTTTAGGCGCCTGTTCTGGGTTATCTACTTCTGTGGAAGTAACCAATGAGGTTACGCCTACCGCTACTTGGACGGCTACTAAAGCCTATCCTTCTGACGGTTCTTCTCCCCTCTCGTCACTCACCGCCGCAGGCTTGTACTTTGTGAACGTAGCCGGTTTGGCGCAAGTCCGATTGAATGTACTCACCCTCTCTACTGCGAACTGTTCTTATTCTATGGCTGGGACGCCAATGATGGCCTATCCGACCATCGCGGATCCGTGTTCCTCTCCTGCGATCGCTAAGACGAGTGCAGTGATAAACGCTTCAAGCGCGGGTACTAGTTATAAATTAGTGAGTGCGGCTTCAGGGCTAAAGACCTACGTTTGTAGCTTCGTGGCCACTAGTGGTGGTACTACGCCTACATTCTACTTGTCCCAAGGGACTAAAGTATCCACCGAGTGTGATACGACCCCTGTGTCGCTGACTGGTGTCTTCGCTCCTTCCGCCACGATTGGTACTGTAGTTTCCTCTGTACCGATCACAGCGAGTGCTAGTAAGGATGTATGCATTGTAAACGGTGCGACTACCGCTACTCAGGGTGTTCTCTCTTACGTCCAAATGTAAATGTTCTACACCACTGAAAAGCTAGGCCCTAAGCAAAGCCTCACACCAGAAGGATTCCTTCTCTGTGAGGCGGTGCCTATCGCTCGGACAGGGTTCATGGAGTACAGAGAAGGGGAAGTACCTCTTGCTGCGGACTCCTTCGGTGTGATCCAAGTCCAGAGGGATGAGTCTGAGGTATTTCGCCCTGAGACGATCGCAAGCGTAAATGGGAAGCCCTTAGTTAATAACCATCCGCCCTTAGACGTAACCCCGGAATCCTGGCTGCAACTCACACACGGCATTCTATTGAATGCGCGTAGGGGGGAGGGGGATGAGAGTGACTTACTCTTAGCGGATATCCTCGTCACTACGCCGTTCATGATTCACTTGATAAGAGAAGAAGGCAAGATCGAGTTATCCTGTGGTTATGATGCGGACTACGAACAGATCAGTGAAGGGCAAGGGCGACAGAGAAATATAGTTGTAAATCATGTAGCTTTAGTAGATAATGGCAGGTGTGGTAGCCGATGTTCAATTCAAGATTCATCGAGGAAATCAAACATGACGGTCGACGATAAGAAACCGGACGAAGAGGGTGATGATAAGAAGCTGGAAGAGGGTACCAAGGATGACGCCCGACGCTTTACAGATGATGACTTTAAGGCGCATGTGGATCAGAATAAGAAAGAACACGAAGAGATGTTTGCCCGTATCGCTGCATTAGAAAAATCTAAGACGAAGGATGACGACGATGATAAGAAGGATGATAAGACGAAAGATGCTGCATTCACGTCGGATGGCTTCAAGAAGATGGTGGCCCACGCAGAGATCCTGATTCCAGGGGTGCGCATCCCAACGTTAGATCATAAAGCTTCTAATAGCGATAAGATGAAGACCATGACCGGCTTTCAGCGCAAGGTTCTAGATCAATTCTATAGTACACAAGAAGGTAAGGAAATCATTGATGACCTTCTCCCTTCTGGCACTAGCTATAAAGGCTTGACCTGTGATTCTATCTCTATGCTTTTCAATTCCGCTGCTATGGTTAAGGTGGCTTCAAACAACAAAGAAGAGGTTTCCTTCCACAAAGTAGAAACGTATCCGCATATTAAGTCTATCGCCGATCTGAACGCCTTTAATGAGAAATTTTGGGGGAGTAAATAATGAATAATGCTTTCACCTATCGTATGGGTGCAGGGTTCCCAGGGGACGTAAATCGTACCCATCCTGTAACGATTGAACCCTGTATTGTAAGCGCGACCAATCCTCCTGACGCCTATGGTCAGGTTGTGGTAATGGACAGCACTACCGGTACGGTTCGTAAGATCATCGCTGGTGATACCATCGGCACCGTTACCGCATATGGGGTTACCGTTCGTCCCTACCCAGCCCAACAGTCTACCACTTCAAACTTTTGTGGTGCAGTAGATGGGAACATCGCACCCCCCGCTACCGGCGTGATCGATGTTCTCCGTTCAGGCTATATCATGACCAATCTAAACACAGGGAATGCGGCCGCATCCTATCGCGGGCAACCGGTGTATGTTCGCGTTACCTCTGCAACTACGGGCTATGTGGTCGGAACCTGTCAGACTGATTCAAGCACGGCATCATCGGTCTTATTATCGAACTGTACGTTCAACAGCTCGTCCGACTCTTCGACGGATCACATCACCGAACTTGCTTTCAACATTTAAGGAATGAGCATGGCAAATATCATTGTACCTAAAGTGAAGTTCCGTGATAGCCTCACCTATGACACTGCGACACGTACCTTGGATTCCGTAGGGAACATGGCCGGACGTAGCCTAGGAAATCATTACATGACACATGACGGTCGTACCGTAGACTCTACGGGCGCCTTCCTGGTCGGTGAGCTTGAGCGCTTAGATCTTACTTACCACGGGCCACTCGCCGCTGTGACGTGGAGTCGAGACATCAAACTGCGCACGGACGTAACCTTGGCCGATGAGGTGAGTAGCTTTACTCTCTCCACCTTTGGATCACAGGGTTCTGTTGGTGGGAACGGTATCGGAAACGGTAAGGCCTGGATTGGGAAGGATACTACCCAAGTTACGGGTATTTCTGTGGACATCAAGAAACAGACCTTCCCCCTGACTCCATGGGGATTAGAGCTTAAGTACACGGTGCTAGAGCTTGAATCTGCTGCAAAGTTAGGACGTCCGATCGACCAACAGAAGTACGAAGGACTCCAATTAAAGCATCAAATGGACATTGATGAGATGGTGTACATCGGAGATACTTCGCTTGGTCAATATGGGTTAGTGAATCAGCCTTCAAGTATCGTAACCAACGCTACCAACGTAGTCGCTGGGGTATCTGGATCTACTACTTGGGCGTTAAAGACTGCGGATGAGATCCTGCGGGATGTGAACGACATGCTCACCTCTGTGTGGAGTGCATCTGCCTACCAAGTGATCCCAGAGATTCTATTGATCCCGCCTACTCAATTTGGCTTCCTCTCTACGACCAAAGTATCGCAGGCCGGTAACGTTTCTATCCTTAAGTACATCCAAGATAATAGCTTGCTCACTACTTCTAGCGCAGGCCGCTTAAAGATTTACCCTGTGAAATGGCTAGTAGGTGCGGGTTCTGGTGGAACGATCGGGACTGTGAATGGTCACGACCGTGCGGTTGTCTATACTAACGATCCGATCCGTATCCGCTATCCGATGACCCTTCTACAGCGTACACCGATCCAGTATGACTCGATCTATCACAAGACGTCCTACTATTGTCGTTTAGGCGTAGTCGAGCCAGTGTATCCGCAGACCATCGGATATTTCGACGGGATCTAGTATGGCCGCCAATAAGAAAGAGGAGTCAAGGACGGTCACTGTGATCGTTCCTCGCGCTTAT